AGAAAGGATCTCCCCTATACGTTATTCCATTAATAATAAATTGAACTTCGATATGAAGATCAGTACCACTTGGTGTTTTTATTAAAAAGTTTGCTTCTGCCGTAAATAAATCATTTAACCTATCAACTTGTAAATCAACTCCTATTATGTCATCTCCAATATAATTCTTTGTAGAAGTTCCAGAAAATTGAAAGTTTGTAGGCGTATCTTCTACTAAATTAAAAGTATTAGTAAAGTCAATAACTTGTTGCCACTTTGTGTTTAAATAAGTAGGTTTAGTGTAAAAAGTTGGGGCAAAAAGGTTTTGATTGCTTCTTTCTAGTTTAAAATTATCCATATAAATTATGGCTGTATCATCATCGCTATCACAAGACCAAGATAAAGAAATAACATCTCCCTCGTTTGCGTTAAAAGATTGATAGTAAATATTCCAGTTTTCATCTGAAAAACCATTATCGCTATAAATAGTTTGAGCTACACTTCTGTTTGAAGAAAGAGAATTATTTATAAAAACATCAACCGTTAGATTTACAGAAGCAGTAGGATTGTTCTTATAAACTGCAAATTGAATAAAATGAATACCAGTATTTTTTATAACAGAATTAGTTTGAACATCAGCGTTCCAACTAATATTATCTGTTGTAGCTAAAAACCTAACTTTCATCGATCCATTGCCAGATAAAGAAAATTCGTCTGTGTTTGATATTTCAGCTACACCAACACCATCAGTAATAGTATATGTATAATCAGTTTCAAAAGAAAGAAATGGATTAAATAAATTCTCTGAATACCTAGCCGTTTGTTGTTGTACTAATTGTCCTTCTATTGCCATAATATTTAATTTTAGTTTGCTACTTTATATGAACCCTCGATGTATAAATCTATCAGATCTTGAGGAATATTTCCGTACAATGTAATTCCATTTTCAGAAAATGTAATACAAGCATTTGGTATTATTGTTGGATTTACAAATACTCTACTTAAAGAACTAGAGCTATATCTATTTGGTAATGGTTTGTATAAAGATGTTGGAAAAGTAGCCAAAGTCAATCCAAAAGCAGTTCCTAAAGATTTTGTTTCTAAATTTGATATAAATCCACTATAAAAAACTCTATTACCTATCTTTTCAAAGTAAATTCTAAAAGTACAATTAAAAAATAATGGCACAGAACTAGGAACTGCTATATTTGGAAGTCCACTAATTTGAGATACACTATTATAATACAATTCTACCGAATCTGGAAACATCTCATCAGTTATCAACTGCTCAACATCAGCGTGTTCTGTCTTTACAACTAAAGGTGTTTTATTACGAATGTCATCATCTATTGCTGCGGTTATTTGTGCTAGTGTACTCATATCTTATGTATAATCGTTTGTTGTATCGTAATCCTCTGGATCGTATTGCCCTCCTACTATTTCAAAAGTCCAATCTGTTGTATTCTTAATGCTAAAATCATTACATCCTACCCCTATAAACAATCCATCGCTAATGATAACATAGTATTTTTTAACAATAGTATCAAAGCCTAAATTATCAATAACAAACTCATTGTCAGCAAGGGTAATGTTATTTTGAGTAAAAGTAATAATTAAATTATTAAATTCATCGTAAATTTTTAAAGTGCCAACTCCTAAGGTTACATCTTGATTAAATAAACCTATAATATCAGTCGGGAAATTAGCAATAGTATTAAGACCACTAGGGGTAAAAGATAACAATTGTAAAGGCTCAAATAATTGATAACCGAGCGTTGAATATTGCCCTTGTGTATTTACGCTAAATGTCGCAGTTTTAAAATTACTATCTCCTAATATTTCAGCTGGTTCATAAGTTTGAATTTTCACTCTTTCGCCATCTACAAAAACTGTATCGTGGCTAAACATTTCATTTAATCTATTGTCAATTGCTATATCTAAGAAACTAAATACATACATTTTTCCAAAAGTTGTAACATCTCTATAATTAGCGATATTACCATCTGTTTGAGTATATGACTTTATATTCTTAGTATTTGCTGAATCTTGATAAAAACAATCAAAAAAACGTATTGTTTGAGTTGTAGGTTTTAAATCGTATGGTATGCCTTTAAATCTGCCAAAGTTTGAATATTCGCATCGAGTAGTTAAATGACTTCTGTAATTGGTTACTAAAAACGAATTAGAAAAGTAAACATTATCGTTTATTAAATCGGTAATCTTTAAAAATAATGGAGTAGTCCAATAATCAACTCCAATATTACCAAACTCAAATCTAATTTGTGGCAATCCATCAACAATTAACGTATCATAAAAAAACAAATTAGATATATCTGATTTTACAGCGCCATCACAAGTTATAAGTTCAACTTTAATACCACCGACAAATGAAACGCCATCTTTACAATTGCTAAACTGCGTAAACGTTTCGCAAGGTGTTTGAACTATAAAAGGTCGTTTAGTTATCTCAACCGTATTAGGATCATCGCCTTTCTTCGCACTTGCAAAGTCATTTAAGTATAATCTTATAAACCCTAAGTCCATACTACTGTGTTTAATTGTGTAACTAATTCTGTTATAGAGTTATATTTTACACCGTTCAAAAGTACAAAATCATAACGATAATAATTACTCAAAGGATTACTTTTTTTATCATACAACTGAATGAAGTCATTTTTAGTAATAAACCACTCTGCAACGCCTTGCATATCATAAGGTGCATCGTTTACATTTACTATATTTCCATCAATTGTAATCTTTAAAAACTCATCTTCATATTTTTTTTCGCCATCTATATCAGCCTCGTTTGTTGCTAAAGTATACTCAAACATTTTAGGAAATACTCTTACTACCTTACCAGTTGGTGTAAATATCCTAACAAATCCTTTTTTAGTTCTATAATTCTCTAAATACTCAACTACATCTTGATATTCAGCTACAATTTTTGCTTTAATTGTAATTGGCTCTACTAATGGATCTGGCAAGTCATCATAAATTATTGTAGCATCCTCAATTACTGGCTCTGTTTCAGTATCTAATTGTGTTTCTAACTTACCAAAGTTTTTAAAGAATGAGTTTTGAATATCTTTTTTGCAGTACATTGTAGCGGTAGCAAGGTAAAAATACCAATACTTCATATTACGTTTAATAGTATATGCTAAATTAGAATATCCATTTACAGTAGATGGTGTAAATCCTTGATTAGTTCTAGTTTGAAATAAAACATTAGAATAAAAATGTTTTACTCTTATTGTATAATTACCACTTGCTTGATCAATAGAACCTATTGGTGTTAATGTTAAAATGCTTCCATCAACATTAATTGAAAATATTGTATAATTACCTACATTTGCACCGCTTAATATTTCAAAACTTGCTCCTAAAGCTAAACCTAATGTATTCCAATTTAAAACTGCACCATCGTTAGTACCTAGTGTGTTTCTGTTTAAAATTTCTAATTTACCATTTTGCCAACGTAATAATAAAGTTCTTACAAACTCACTTGAACTATTTGGAGCAAGTTGTACCATATCCTCAATAAACAATTTTTCGTCTTTTTCAGTTGAAGTGTTTGGATTTCTAATTGCTAAATTAAAAGTTGCTTGTTTTAAAAATGGATCACGAATTAAATCAATTTCAACTTTTTTATCTTTATCTGACCTTTCGTTTTTTGGCAACCATTCTGCATTTGTATGAAATGATTTTACAGTATTTTTAGAAGTCCTATCTTGCTCAAAATTCTTATACCCAAAATTATAATTGTTAATTAAATAATATTCATTGTATGGTTCTATATAATCCTCACTAGGTATTACTAAAAACGAAGCTATTTCAGTATTTTCGTAAAAATCTTGATGTTGTCTTATATTAATGTTTTGAGTTGAATATTCCACATCTGCACACACTTCTTGTAATGATTTTTGTAAATCTTCATTAGTAGCGTAAATTTCTTTTCTTTGTTCTAATAAAGAACGACTAAATACTGCCTGATTATAAAATTGACCTCCGACATCAAATCTAGGCGCAATTACTGGTAAATTATTTACAAACTTACCACCTTGTTTTATTAAGTCAATATATCTAACTGCTGGACAAACTAAATCTAAATCTTTTTCAATTACTTCTATTTTTATGTTAAATTTTTTTACAAGTATTGTATAAGTCAAAGGAAAAGGATTAAATTCTCCTCTAAATGTTAACAACAAATAACAATATAACCTAGAACCAGGATTTATTAAATCATAATTTACAATATATGTTTGTTTTACGTTTCCAGATATTTCATCTACTAAACTAAATAAAGCTGGAAATATATTAGTTCCTATACGAAGTGAAAAAGTAGTATCAATAGAATCTGGAGTTGAATCATATTCAAATAAATAATCTAAATCTACTTCAATAGTAACAACAACATTTGTTAATTCTTTAGCAGCTTCAATTAATCCAAAATCAGAAAAATTTTGAGAAGTATCAGAAAGCCAACCTAATGTGTCATTAATTTCTCTTTGTATAATTACTTGTGCTGGATTTATATAAATACTAGATTGACCAAATAATTGTGAATTGTAATTTTTTTCAGAAGGAATTTTAAATTCACTAATTAAATTTAATGGAGTAGCTTTAACCAAATAATTAAAAGTTTGAATTGGTGTTATTGTTTCATTTCTAAAATTCTTATCAGAAAAAGCGTTAAACGTATTTTTTAAGTTTCTAAAATGGTCTGCAACCAATCCTATTTCAATTAATTTGCATTTGTAGTAAGTTAGTCCATCTGTTATATCTTCATCTCTATTGTCTAGTTCAAACTCTTTAAAGTCTACTCCATTGCGTGAAACTTTGTAACCTACTTTCATTTCAGAACCTTTTAATCTCCTATTTTCAAGTAAGTACAAAAGTCCGTAATCCATAAACTCAGACAAATCTCCTTGTGGATTACATACTCTTGGAGCTGATAATCTTTTACCTGTTGTATCTGCAAAAGTTAAACCCTCAATAGCAAAATACTCTACATCTCTAGTCCATCTGTTTGGCAACTGTTTTTTAACGTACTTTGCGGCATCAAAACCTATTGGCTCACATATCTCATACCAATCCATATTAAAGTCGTAAAACTTCAAATAGTGCCTAAATCCTTTATCGTTGTATGGGTGCGCCATTATCTACCGAATGTTACTTGATTATTTAGTATTTCTTTTGTTGTATGTCCGTTTGAAATATAGTTCTTAATACCGCTTTTATCAAAGGTTTGATGATATTCTTGCTTATTTTGTATTGTACTTACAATCCTATTAACTTGTTCATCACTCATACCACTATTTACAACAACATTAGGCTGTGCATAACCAATACTATTAGTAGTTAGAATATTATCTAAATTCTTTTGCCATTGATCGTGAGTAAATACTTTTGTTCCTTTTGGTGCGTTCATAAGTACATTACGTTCTTTTGGTTGATAAATCTTACCATCAGGCGTTTGTATTGTTTCTTTGTAATTTGAACCGCTACCATCGTTTACAAGCATCGCACCTCCCTTATGGTTGTCTGTTCCCATTTTATAGGCTGGAACTTCTTGAGAATTAACCATTGCTATTTGTGCTGCCCCTAAAGCTCCTACAAAAGCACTTAATAGACCAGCACTAACGCCAAAATCTACTTTAGGAACTTGCGCCCAAATAGCAATTATCGCTTGTGCGGTATCAATTGCAATATTAAAAATTGCTTGTTTTTTCTTAGCTTTAAATTCTCTAGCAGCTATTTCTTTTCTTCTAGCTTCTGCTTGTCTTTCAATTTCTGCTTTTGCTGTATCTGATTCTCCAGCAAATGCCAAAGCAATATTTGTTTGTTCTTCTAATCTTTGTTTTTCAGCCTCAAAATTTCTTTGCGATATTGCATTTATAAAGTTAAACATTTCTTGAAACGCCTCCGCTATTACAACAGTCTTAGCTAAAGCATTATCGCCATATTTATCTAATCCCTCTTGTAATAATTTAAAAGTAGCACCAAATCCAGCATCGCTTGCAAAAGATTGCGCTACTTGTTTCATTTCAGCCGTAACTTGTTCTATTGCTAATATTTTAGGACTTTTAATGTTTCCTAATGCTGCAATTGCGTTTTCATACTCCGCTGTTATTGCTTTAATTTCTTCTTTTGAAGCACCTCTAGATTCAGCTCTTTGAATATCAGATAATTTTTGAGCTTCTAACAAATCTTTTTCTAATTGTATATATGCTTGAAAAGCGGCTTCTCTAACAACTAATGTTTTGTTTTCATTGTCTACAATAATTTTATATTTAGCAATTTCTCCAGTAGTTATTAATTTATTTAATTTTAAAACTTCATCCTGTTGCTTATATTTTATACTTTTAAAGAAATTAAAATCTTGTTTTTGTAAAGCCTTTATATCATCAGACGCTTTTATTTCTGCGGTTAAATTTTTATTAATATAAGTATTAATAATATCAGTTTGATTTATAGAATGTTGTTCTAATGATATTTCTTTATTTTTTAAAGCTAAATCATTTTTAGCATAATCTTCATCTCTTTTAAATTTAATAAGAGCTGCTTCTTTTTGAAGTTGCATATCGATAATTTCAATACTAGCTTCGCTAAACGCTATCCTTTTTGCAATTCTTTCTTCATAAGATGTTTGATCATCATCAGCATTTTCAGCTTTTTTTCTTTCTAATATTGCTATTCTAAGATTATATTCACTTTCTATTTCTTTAAAATTTAATGCAATTTTATCTTTTTTGGCTTTTTTTATTTTTGTTTCTCCATCTCCATCTCCAGTTTCATCTGTTACAGGAGGTGTTTTTTTCTTTGTTTCTACTTCTGTTAATTTAAAACGTAAAGCATAGTTATAAGCTAATAATTTATTGTTTACTTCAACTTTTTTATTGTTTTCAATTATTTTATTATTTAACCTAGTCCATTCATCTGAATTAACATCTTTTGTATCTCTTAATTCTTTTATTTTTAAACTTTTTTGAGTAATCAAAGCATATCTTTCCTCTTGATCTGCTATTTTTTTATTTACTTCTAATAGTTTTTCTGCTTTTGTTGTAGATAAATTCTCTTTTTGTACTTCTATTGCTAAGTTTAAATATTTTAATTTTTCTTTTGATGTTTCAATATCTGCTTGTGCTTGTATTTTCCTATTTCCAGATACTTTTTCTTCTATTTTTTCTAATTGGTTTAACTTTTTTAATTCTTTATCTCTATTTTCTATTGCAATATTTAATTCTTTACTTAAATTTTTATAATCTTCTAAAGCAGCATTTACTTGTCTATTTTTTTCAGTAGTTTTATTATTATTTCCAAAAGTTTCATTCCACGAAAATTGAAAGAGTTTTAATTGAATAGTCATACTTTCTAATCTTTGTTGAAGTAAAGAAAAAGAACCTTGAATTAATTTTGAAATAATACTATCTCCCTCTGTCATTTCTCTTATTAATCCAGTCCAACTATTAGCTAGTCTTTCTTGTGCCGCTGCCAATGTTTCAACTCTATTTATATTTTCTATACCATAAGCCTTTTCTAATGCAATAGCAAATTTAGGAAGTGCATCTTCTGATAATATTTTACCAGCTTTCATCATTTCCATCATTTTTCTTTCTGTAACACCTAATGCCTCTGCCATTATATTAAAAGCACCTGGCAATGCGTTACCTAATTGCTTTTTTAATTCTTCCGCTTGAACAGTACCTTTTGACATCATTTGTTGCAAAGCAAGAAAAGCACTATTTTGAGATTCAACAGATAATCCCATAGAAGCACCAGCTTTTGATATACTTCTAAATATATTTTGTATTTGTTCCCCGCTTAATTTGTCTTTTGCAGCAACATAAAATTGAGTAAACTGTTCTTGCAATCCTTTTATTTCAATACCAAAATCCTCTGCTGTTTTTTTAATAAATATCTGATTTTCAGCATATAATACTTGATTACCAGATACATTTTTTAAAGCTAAGTCTAATGACTGCAATTCTTTTGTCGTTTGAAATATACTTTTAGCAATATCTACTGCCAAAAAAACACCTGTTGCAATACCAAAAGCACTCATAAGTTGAGTTGCTCCAGATAAAACACTTCCGTAATTACCTACGTTTCTTGAGAAGTTACCTACTGCTTGATCTGCTTTTTTTACTTTTGCATTTAATACATCAAATTCTTTTTGTGCTTTTTTTATTTCAGCATTTGATGCGGTTTCGCTAGCAATAAGATTTTGTAAAACTCTAGCCGCTTCGTTTCTACTTCTGTTTAATTTTCCGTAAGCATCATTAAGTCTTTCATTTGCTAAAGCACTTCTTTCAGCGGCTTTTGCAGCCTTTTCATCTGCTTGTTGCTGTGCTAAAATTGCTTTTCTTCTAGCTTCTTGTAAAGCAATATTAGCTTTTGTAGCATTAGATTGT